GGCAACTCCTGCCAAAGCAACAGTCATGGCAAAGATGGATGTCAAGTCCATGCCCGCAAGTTATCAAGCCGCTTTTGCTTTAGCAGCTTTGGCTGATGCGCAGGACGAAGAGGATGATCGGGTATATAACGAGAACAAGAGCACGGAGACAGAAGAGTTCTTTGCCAACTACAAGCCTGTCAATAAATTAGCTTCGCTTGATTTAAGCGTTACGCCTGTGATGATGGCTGAGGGCGGGGATGCAAAGAGCGCTAAATCTTTAATGGACAGGTTTAAAGATTTAGCATCTGAATATGGGAAAGATCCTATAGCATTTATGCGTGAGCGCAAAGTGGCAACCAGTCCAATGGGCCTAGCTTTAAATGCGAGCTATGCGACATACAAACACATAACAGGCAAAGATCCATTGTTGGATTTGCAAAAAGAACTTAGTCAACGTTTGAACCCTGAAATTGATACGGGTGACTCAGACTCTGTGCCAATTTCTGTTGGGTTGCCCCCTATCCGGCGCGCTAATGGAAGTCCTGAAGAGGGTGAAGATTTAACAAAGCCGTCTTTTGTTAACCCTAGCATTCGTAAGCAAGGCGAGGCAGCAAGGAGACTTGCTGCGATGCGGGATGTCAACACACTCCCCGATCCTAAGACATACGCAGCGGTAGCCGGGGCCCTTGGCACTCGGCCCGATCAGATGGGTTTCAGTGTATTGAATCCCAAGTACAAAGAGATAATGGATGTTGCCAATCCTGCTTTTTATGCGGGTACGGCGTTGCAGATAGCCCCTGTTGCTCAAGGTCCCGGCATGGGACGTATGGTGGGTGCAGCGGAAAGAGCTTTGGAGCCAGCGGTACGCAGAACATTGGAAGGCGGTGGTAAGGCATCTGAGATGTTGCAGGCTTTGGCGGCTCCTCCTTCGCAGATGTTTGTTCGTGCAAGGCCGGAAGCAGCAGCGCGGCACGCGGACCTGCAGGCTAAGGGCTTGTCACCAGAGGAAATCCGTGCGCAGAATTTAACTTTGGTTGATAACCGCGGTAATTTGATTGAAGAGATCAGTGATGCGCCGGCAGTTCTGCAGCAAAAGACAGCTTCTGTGCCGCGTAATTTCTACGAAATGCTTAAACATCCCGAGTTGGAGAGCATTTACCCGACCTATGACATGCCACAGGTGATGATGGAGACAACAAAGCGCAAGGGTGCGCCGTTGGCCATGGGTAATTTTGATGTTCAGAACAACATGATCAGTGGTCGGATACGTGATTTGCCGGAGGATGATGCGAGGAGCATGGTCCGCGGAACTGTGTTGCACGAGGGCCAACATGCAATCCAGTCAGCAGAAGGTTTTACAGAGGGTGCAAACCCCGGAGCGTTTATTGCTTACGTGCAAGCACGTCAAGGTAAGTACAACGCTAATCCTACGGTCAATGAGAATGTTATTCGGGAGATGGAAAGAGCGTATCCAAACATTGGAAGCGTTGCGGACAATCTATCGATGCGTTTGCAGGCCGACAAGTACATGAGATATGCGGTGGGAGATCCTGACAGGTACGTTGGTGAGACCTTGTATCGTCATATGCCGGGCGAAGTGCAGGCGGAGTTGGCCCGTGTGCGGAGTAACTTGACACCTGAGCAATTAAAGGCAACGCCGCTTGAGGTATCAATGCAGCAGTTGGGTGTTGATCCAAAGAATATTTTGGAAATGAACAAGATGGGTTCCCGCCCAGATCGTTACATTGGTGATGTTGAATACGATCCTACAGGCTATGCCGACGGCGGAGAGGTTGAGCAAGAGCGCCTGACCCCGCAGCAGATAGAACGGATCGCGGAACGAGAATCAGCAGAGCGTGAAGCCGCAAGCAATGCTGCATTTATTGCGCAGAAGTCTGGTATTGGTCGCAAGGAAGGCAACATCTCCAAGGCTTTGCAGTCTGGTCAGGGTCAGGTAGAGTTTCTTAAAGGCATGACCAACGTACCGCAAAATATTTTGGGTGCGCCGGTTGATCTTGCAACGATGGCGATGCGTCCTTTTGGCTACGATGTTGAAAAGCCGTTCATGGGCAGTGAGTATCTGAAGGAACAATCACGGGCCGCGGGCCTAGGGTTTACGCCATCTACTGATCCAACCCTAGCCGGCTTTTATGGTGCTGGTGATATAGCCAGTAACCTTGTCAATCCTGCTGGCGCGACCCGCACGGGCGTGAAGGCTGCGGGTGCTGTAGCGGAAAAAGCGGGCGAAGCGGCGCGTGACTTCCAGCAGTACAACCAGCAGTTGGCTGTTCCCGGTGCGTCGTACATCCGCCGCCCTGCTGGTGGTGTGTTCCCAACGGCAAAGAGCGTGGAAGACGAGCCAGTATCTTCGTTGGATACGGCAATAAAAGGGTATATAGGAACGTTAGACCTTATTAGAGCACCAGCCGAAAACAAAGAAGCGGCAAAGCAGTTTATTGATACAAAACTTCGCGACTACTTTAAGACTAAAGCAGGCAGCATATCGGATCCTTTACGCGAAGCTTTGATTAGTGGCCGCATTAAACTTCCAAAAGATTCTCCGTTAGAAGAACAATTTCCACAAGCCCTGATTAATGCTTCAAGGGCAGGCGATGTTACGGCGATGAAGGAAATAGAAAAACGTTTTGACCGGATGATGAATGTAAGTAATTTCCGTGTTCAGCAAACAGGGGCTGGGTTAGACGACAACAGGGTGGCAGCAGAGGCGTTTAAACAAACAATTTTGCAACAGATAAAAGCTAATCCAAACATTATTCCAGATGAGTTTTTGTTGCGATTGACTAAAAAGAATGCGGATCAATTGCCTCCTAAAAAAGCAGCGGAAGAAGTTGCCAACATTCGGCAAAAGTTGGCGGATAACCCAACATTGTTTAACACGGTGCTTGAGCCAAAAATTTCTCGTTTGATAGATGATCAATTAGTTGAAAGTGTAAGCCCAAGTAGCGTTGCTCAATATGCGGATCTGTATCCCGCTTTAGCAAATGCACCAAAGCGGCAAGAAGGAATTATGGCGTTACAGGCAGATGTGCCCATTACGGATTTAACGTACATGGGCATTCCCGATGCATTTGGCATGCAAAGGTATGAGTTTGCACAAGAAATAATGAAAATGGATCCTAAAGACCTTGCACAGATGAGCGTGCCTGAGTTTTATGCTAAAGCTCTCCCATCATTTGCAAAAGCAGAAGTATTTAAAGAAAAAGTTCGCACAGTAGACAAGTTAGCCTCAGCAAAAAAACCCGTTCCTCCTGAACTTGGTCAGTTTGGCACTAAGGAATTTTTGCCAACTGATTCAAACGGTATGACATGGCGCGAGATTACCGATCCAAAAGCTTCTTTAATTCAAGCAAAGTTTTTGGGTAATTCAATAGGCGGCTATGCGGAAGCTGGCACATATGGTCCAATGGACAATGGTATTAATGCGTTAATAAACGGAGAGGTTCGCCTCTTTAGCCTGTACGACAAAAATGGGCACGCTGTTAACAACGTTGAATTTGTGACGCCCAAGGTGGCCAACAAATTACCACACAAAGCAAACACCATTACTCAGATGAATGGCAACGGCGTTAGAACAGGCAACGTGGTGCCAGAAGACTATGCAGAACAAATGTTAGATTTGGTCAATGCATTAAACCCTAAAGACATACCGTTCAGCATTAAGCAACTATTTCAGGACAAAGGTTTGATTGTTGCTCCCCCTCCTCCACCACTAAATGCAGCGCGCACAATTCAAATGAATATGTTTCAACCACCCGCGCAACGCGCTACTGGCGGTATGATCGAGCGCCAACCCAACGATAACCGCAGATATCTGTAAGGACACAACATGCCAATTGAAAAGAACATGACAATCGACGACTTGCCCGGGGGCGATGTCGCCGTTGAGATGGAAGATGAGTTGCCCTCGGATATTGACATTGAGTTTGACGCAGAAACCGGTGCGGTAGTTATCAATATTGGCGCAGAAGACGACGATGTTGCCTATGACAGCAACTTAGCCGAGGTCATTGAGCCAGATGTCTTGCAGCTTATCTCTTCTGACTTGATGTCTTTGTTTGATGCTGACAAGTCTTCACGCAAAGAGTGGGAAGAGCAGTACAGCAAGGGCATGAAGATGCTGGGCTTTACGTTTGAAGAGCGTACCAAGCCATTCAAGGGCGCGTGCGGCGTGCAGCACCCACTTTTGACAGAGAGTATTGTTCAATTCCAGTCACAAGCGCTTAAGGAATTGATGCCCGCGGGCGGGCCCGTGCGCACGCAGGTGCTGGGCAAAGAGACACGTGAGAAGTTAATGCAAGCGGACCGCGTGCGTGACTTCATGAACTACCAAATCACCACGGTGATGGAAGAGTACACACCTGATTTTGATCAGTTGCTGTTCTATGTTGGCTTTGGCGGGTCAGCGTTTAAAAAGGTTTATTACGACGAGACCAAAGGTCGCATGGTAAGCGCTTTGGTGCTGCCTGATAATCTGTATATACCGTATACCGGCTCATCTGTGATGAGCGAATGCCAGCGGATCACGCACCGCGTTCCGATGTCCACCAACGATTACCGCAAAGCAGTGATCCGTGGTCAGTACTTGGATACAGCGCAGATGACGACTGCGGCAGAGACGGGCCAGAGCATCATCAAGAAGGAAACAGATCGCACTACGGGTGTTGATCCTACTGGTGTGGAAGAAGAGATCTGTTTGCTGGAGTTCTTGGTTGATTTGGACATCCGCGGCTTTGAGCACAAGGATGAAGACGGCGAAGAGACAGGCATCAAGCTGCCTTACATCGTCACGATTGATGAGATCTCTCAATCTGTTGTGGGTGTGCGCCGTAACTGGAAAGAGGGCGATCCTTTGTTTGCACGCAAGCAGTACTACGTGCATTACTTGCTGGTCCAAGGCCCCGGAGCGTATGGCTTGGGCTTTTTGCACTTGGTTGGTGGTTTGACGAAGACAGCAACATCTGCTTTGCAGCAATTGGTGGACGCTGGAACGCTGGCTAACTTGCCTGCCGGCTTTAAAGCCAAGGGTGCGCGCATTGCAAACGACGATACACCTTTGTCGCCCGGTGAGTTCAGGGACATGGACGCAGGTGGTGCGGAATTGTCTGCATCCTTGTTGCCATTGCCGTACAAAGAGCCAAGCCAGACGCTGTTTGCTTTGCTCGGGTTTTGCGTAGATGCTGGTCGCCGTTTGGCAAGCATTACGGATATGCAAGTTGG